TGCGTAGAATCTCTTGTTGCCCATTTACAGGTATGAGTCTACCCGTTGAATAAAATGAAAAGGGCGGAATGGGCGATAAAGGCGGTAGGAAAGGCGCATAAGGTGTTATCCAATTTGTTAAGTTCGCATACTCATTTCGATAGGGAAGCGCATCGGAACGTCGTGGTAATAGTATAAGTCTATTAATTGGATTATGTGTATATAATTCAACTATCTGCCTCTGTGCTAAGCCTGGGAACTGATATGTTGTTACTTGATTCACAATATATTGTAACGGCATTACTGAAAATTTTTTGCGTTCTTCATCCGTTAAATATACATATGTGAATTGAAGCCGAGGCTGTAAAGGCCATGTAGGAATTAACGGGTTCGGCACACCAAAATCGGTTAAGAAATTACCAATAGTTACATCGGGTGTACAGGGATCCTGGAGATACGATGGATTGTTCATTTGGTTCGGTGTTGGAACGGTAATATACCCTGGCGCAACTAGATTACCGTTCGCGTCTTTTACTTGATAGAGTTGTTGAATGGGGCGTAGTGTTATCTGAATCTCGCATTCACTGTATTGAAGGGCAATAAGCGGTAGCGCACGGAAGGTTGATTCAGAAAACCAAAATGGAATAGGGACACTTACTGTACGACCTAGAATGGAGGGGCGATTTATGTTTCCACCTAGGGGGTCTGGTACAACGGTAGGATATACACCTGTTGTTGGAATAGTGGAGGAGGGCATGTAGGGTGGATAATTACCAAACGCTGGATCGACGAGGTCTGGAACATCGCCCACTAACTCTTGCCATTTTGCGAATGCGTCCGTATCTAAATCAGCAAGGGCTTTAGCTATCATGTAATTTCCATCAAACTCTTGAATCTTTTGACCACCAATAAAAAAGGCTATATTTTGAATAATAGCGCACCCTAGAAATCGTGCCCATCGAAACTCGTATTGGGACTGCCTGGCAATTCTTTGTCCTTCGGTATCAATCCACTTGCTGTAAATATCAGGAATATCAAACGTAAAGTATATATCACGTATAAGATCTGCTACACGTTGTAATTTAAAACGTATTTGAATGGGCTGATCGATGGAGAGCTCCTGCGTACCATCCATCGCAAATGTAACAGATTCCTCCGCAAAGTGGGAATATTTTTTATAGACCTTGTAAAAATAGGTGAAATCTGGGTTTCCACTCAGATTTACATTTTGCGCTCCGTAGGCTACAAGGGCAAATAGACCACCTCCAGGCATTTCACTATTTTGCTATGGTCTTTTTATCAGGGACCGTTTAGGCCACACATTGATACAAATATAGGGGCGTATAGTTGTATGATTGTATCAATATGTTGATTAATTTACAATTAGTAGGTATATTTTATACGTATTTTGGTAAAATCTGATTATTATGGGAGAGGAGCGAGGGACCCTTACATACCTGTACCACCTGTCCACCAAGAGTCTTCTAAGTAGGGCGATGGCATACCGTCTTTGCTACCTGCGTAGGTTGAGCTGGGCCCTTGTGCCATCATTGTATTAATCTCACTCCAGCTGAGGGCATAGCTGAAATAGATAAGTCGACTAAGCATACCTTTCATGACACCATATACATTGTAACCGTTGCCATTTGTTGATGGTACTGTCTTTGGTATAGTTATACGACGCTGACTAAATACACAAAAATCACCATAATTCTGATAGGGAGCATAGCCATCAAATCCCATACGCTTCGCCAGGTTGCCATTCACAAAAACTTCAAGCTGTGAAGAGCGGCACACAATCGCGATATGTGCCCATTTGCCTATTGGAATATTATCAACCTCCACACAATTGTTCCAGGTCTTGAATGTATTCATGTACACACGTAATGTGTTTGTTTCAGATGCCATGTAGACACCGGGACCTAACATAGGCCATTGATTGGGATTGCCTTTGTGGAATATATGTAATAGACCCTCTTCCTGACGAAAAGCGCTTGGGTGAACCATTATGAAAAATGAGTACGTGAATTCAGGGCCCGTGCGTTCATTATCGGATAGGGAAATAGGGATGGAATTCTGTAAAGAGGGATTCTGAGGAATAATGTATGTCTTATCCTCTGTGCCATATGTAATCGGCATGAGCTCTGTACGATTCATTGCTAATCGATTGACATAGGCGTACAAAATTTCTATACAAGCATACGCTAGATATAATAGTACAATGAATACAAGGGCAATAAGAATCTGTGGTATGGGACCTCTACCCATTACAGCGCTCATTGTACCCGTATTTGTGTTCGTCACGGGATGATTCACACCTAGTGCGTTCATGCTCTACTATTTTATACATTTATATTCGCAGAACGTGGCTCAAAGAATGACTTTATGTAACTACCAAAATCCGAAATAGGCGCTGGACCTGCCATATAGGTATGATACACCTGGTCGGGAGTCATAGCATAACTGTACATGTTCATGGATGAAATGTAGCCACCGAATCCGCCGAATCCTAAGACAGTTGCGTTATATCCACTCTTATCCACTTTATAGAAGGAAGGTAGCACACAGGATCGGGCTAACTTACCATCCATATACACATCACATGTTTTACCATTGATACTAACAACAACCTGTACCCAGCGCTGTAGGTCAATTTCGGGAAGATCGCATAGGGGTGATGAGTCAAGCATACCTGAATCCGTTTCTATATTTGAAAATGTGCCTGACAAGGTAGCTTTATCGAGGCTGTCGGAAGGAACACCGCCTGTTGATGTCACTGTTGTGACCTGACCTGTATCACGGGTGTGTAAACGAACCTTCAATTGTGGTTTATTGGCGGCTAAATACACACGAAGTGTGTCAAAGTTTGTGCCACCGATGCTTAGAATATGCTTATTTTTTCCTGTGCGATAGGACCAGTTCTGAATGTATAACCACATAGAGACTGAAAACTCGCCGCCTTCATACATGCCTGGCATATTGGAAGAGGGTATCACAATTGGTTTTGCGGAGTCCGTTTGCGCAACTGTCTTTGGACCAACAAGCACGGATGATGCCATGCCCGTTACACCAAACAGATACTGATAAAGATAGTATAGGCCGACTAATGCGACTACAATGATAAACACCTTGAACAGGCCTGTCGTAGCTACTGATTCGCCGTCCATATTTTCTCTGACTAAGATGTGGATTTTTAGTTTGGCCGTAAACGAGTATACATAGAATGGATGTACTCGTTTACAGATGTGTGTCTGCTGGGGAGAGTAAGTAGTTTCTAACTAAAAGGCGTTGACCATGCTTGTAACGTATTTTTTGGAGGGTTTCTTACTGGGTCACAGGGCATGCCTGGAATACATATTGAGTGGATGCCTATAAAAGGTATGGGTGGTAGGCCAAACTCCGTATCTACTCCAACTGGCTTGCCTGTGGTGTCGCACAATTTCATACGTTGTTTAGTTACCTCTAATGGTGTGAGCCTATAGGAGGCTACTAATACATGTATACCCGTTCCAAGAATCGTTTTATTGCCAACAACAAGTGGCTGTAAAACTGCTTTTGGGAAATACTCAAATCGATGTGATGCGACAATTTGGTCATCGTACATAATATCAAATCGTCGTCCATCGCGTAAAATAGCGACACATACCCATTTCTGTAAAGGTAGTGGTGGAAGTGCTACTGTTTCTACTATAGTATCACCTCCTACTACTCCACCCTTTTCCGTTGTTACACTTAATTGTGAGCTTGTTGGTGTGATATCTACACTAAATGCGCCGTTCACACCAATAATGGATTGGTTAGTTCCTGTATGTGTGCCTGTACGCTCGCCCAGTTTCACATTTATAAATGCCATAACTGTACTTCCGCTTGTTTTTAGAAGATTATTTTGGACATCATCGGATAAATATACGCTTTTACCTTCTGAAAGATTAAACTTATCGGGTGCCACATCTTGAATGGTTGCTTTGCCGTATATGTATCGTACAGAAACATAGACTATTATTGCTATTACAATAATAATTGCTATAAACTTTATTGTTCCTAACATACTCCCCCTACATCACCTTGCGAAAATTACGCT